GTTTCAGCCAACTTCTTTATTGCAAACAAATCTTTTCTCTTAAAGAATGCTTGCTTCGATGCTTTCACTCTTCCCTGTTGCTTTATCACATCATACTGGTCAGTTGTAAAGTGAAGTCTCAAGGCAAGATACGATCTATAAACATCATAAGGTGTCATAGACATCATATAGGCAGACGCCCTTTTGCTTTCATCATATTGTTTTCTACTGCTTCCAATTGAACCTTTTCTTTCAAAGACTTGGTTATTAAAGAGCCAATATTATCAATGTCCACTTCATTGGCGTTACAATAATCAATTATAGCATCCATGTAACCAATTCTTTCTTTAGCTACTCTTTCCTCAATGTATAAAGAAAATTCTGTCGGGCTCCTAAACCTCTTTGTAATCAAAAACGAATCACTAACCTCTTGGTTCATAAAATATATGTCTTCCTATTGTAGCCACACGCCTCATATTTTTCCAACCTGGACTAACATAATCGGCGTGAAAAAATAAAGCGCTATTAACCTTTTGTAATCTCTTACCACTATACAGGATACCGGCTGCAATTGCAACTGACTCCTTATAGAGGTCTAAGTTTTTTCTTTTATTAATAACATGTGGTTGACATACCCAAGAAAACTGGCATACAACCTTTCCGTTGTTACGAGTCTTCTCATATACCACATCACAAACGGTGCTTGGGAAACGGCTATCATTCACTCTATTCATTGTGACGGTGCCTACAGCCATCATTCCTTTATAGCCTTCACCTCCTGCCTCATAATAGAGGTTTTTGGCTAAACACTCCAACTCTTTCCAATGGTAGGAATCTTGTTTTGTGTTTGCGAAAGCTAATAAAGGAATAAAGAAAAGAGTCAAGAACAAGGCAACAACTTTCATATTGTTTTCCTTTCTCGTGTTGATACTGCGTGAAATCTAACTCAGCTTAAATTTTTAGTTTTTGTAGTTGCTTGAAAATCCCATATATGGACGACGATCGAACACCCAGTCTTTATGCTCACCTTCAGCTTGAACAAAGTGCATAAAGAATTGAATCATATAATCAGATTGAATCGGATCTCTCCAGTGGTACCTTTCGCATCCTTTATAAAATAACACATCACCGGGATACAAATGAACTTCAGAATAATCGCCTAGTTGTTTAATCTCTTCAATAGAATACTTACGATGGTCTGGACTAATTTCCCACCACTTACGATTAGAAATGCAAATCTGAGATGGTCTATCGTCACTTATAATAACTGGACATGTGGCTGATACCTCACAAGAAGGTCTATCCTGATGTGGAATCAAAGGAGATCCTTTTTCATAAATTCTTGTAAAAGTATATGTGGGGCTCAGTGTAGCTTTCAACAAATTACATGCTTTTTGACCATAACAAAGTTCTATTGATTCCATCAATGTATCATTATAAAAGTTGAATGAATAACCAACATCCCCATCCTCTTTTGTAAGCATCTCACCACCCTTTTGTGAGTGGTCATATTTACGTAACTCTTCTTGGATATTATTATCCCTAAAGAAGTTAATCTGTCTCCACTTTAAATCCCAATACTGCTGCATCAACTGAACGGTTGTGTCATCAAAAAACTCTCTTGCAACGAAATAACCGTTATTCTCAAAATCAATGTGCATATAATCTCCGAAAAAAGTGGTAGCTGATTGGGTAATAAGGACAGCTACCGAAACCCCATGAAGACTACGCCGCTAAGCGATAATCTCCAAAAAATGCATCATTGGCATTTATTGCTTTTTACTGTTAACGACTCTCTGTGTCGGATCGTCCATATCTCTACTACTTGCCCTGTCGAATCCTTTCATCCCCATCAAAAGCACACCAGAGGTCTTTTTACAAAATACTCCCAGTCCGATGTGCTTATGGTGGAGATGTCGGCATACGATAGCCGAGTCCAGAACACCTTTCGATCAACTTCATACGATCGTAAATAATATTTATAAGGTAAAATAAACTTCTTTTAACGAATCTAACCTGAAACTACGCCACTGATCTTTATCTAGATCAAAGACAGCTAATACTTCTTCATTAACTACCTTTTCTTTATCTGTCTTCTTTTCATACGATATAACCATATCAGACTTAAGTGTAGCTTTCATTTCCCTAATTGAACCATCTTTCTTTTCAAACTTAATATCAACTGGACGTTCTTTAAGAACACCAATTAACCATTTACGTAATTCGTCTTTTTCAAGTTTAGACCAATCAGTAATCATTTCCTTTTATCCTTATTTGGTGTTATCCAACCACCAACGGCCTGCAAATCATCACCAGCGCCATTCAAGGCACCACCAATTGTGCCACAACCAACTAAGGACAACGAAAGTACTAATGCAGAAATAAGTTTCATAATGTATCCTGTAATAAGTTAAAGTAACCTACAATCTCAAGGGGCTACATAGAGAATTATACTACCAGGCAACAGAAAAGTCCACTGTTATTTTGTGTAAGGTGTTAAATTATATCCAAGTGAAACAACACAGAATGTATCATCGTTTACTTTTTCTACGATGGAAAAAGTGTTTTCAGTTCTTCTACTTGAATAAATTACCATTGGAATGGGTAATTCTTGACCTCTTACCATTCTTACACTTACACCAGTAAGAATAGGTTTTTCTTCGTGTTCAGCAATCATGTCGGCAATGTGTTTATAATTAACACAATAAGCATCAAAAGGTACTGTTGTTAACGCACTAGCACTTGTTGTAACTGTAAACAACAAGGCAGCTATAAGCCTTTGCATGCTCTGTACTCCTCTCTTAGTTTTTTAAATTGTTTAATCCAATCTTTTTTATTTTCAAAAAACAACAAAGAGCTCTCATTTTCAACTGCCATTATTATTACCAACTGATCTACTGGTATTTTTGTACGTTCTTCAAATGCAACCGCATAAGCCGAACACTGCATAAAGTAGTCGTGAATATCTTCTTTTGTTTTAGCTCGGCTAGATGTCTTAAAGTCAATTACTGAAAGCTTGCCTTTATACTCAGCAATACAATCGACTGTTCCAGCTACTTCTAACTTATCCGAATAAAGTTTAGATTCTAGCGCATGGATATTATTTATGCCATCCAAGTGTGGCGTGATTGATTGCCACATTTCACTATCAATGTAACTTGGGGCAACTTCTTTATTGGACAAATAGTCTTCACATAAACCATGTATTCTTGTTCCACGTGCTGATGCTTTTGCTGCAATTTTGTTTGCTTCTTCTGCCCCGACTTTTTCCCTCCATTCGTGTATTGCTTTTCTTTTAAGGAGGCCGGTGACTGTTGTGACCGATGGATAGGATTTACCCGATGGCGTCTTATATACTCTAGAGCCATCTTTGGTAATTCGCTCCAAGCTGGGAAATTCATGATTTATTCGTAAAAAGTTCAAAAGTTAATCCTATCATTATACCAAAAACTGGAATAAGCATCAGGCTCATCCCAAACACAAACAAACTAAAAAATAAAAAACTTAAAATGCGACGAACCATACTTAAGAGCTTGCTTTTAAATGAGGCTCTATGTACGGAAGAACTTCTTTATTCCACACACTGCTTGTACCCATTCTACTTCTAATTTTTGGATCTTTTTCTTTTAATTTATTAATAATTGGATTATAAGTTTGAGACCTCTTCTTAGATTTTTCTACATCAAAGCCTTTATAATCTTTTCCAACAAATTCATGTTTATGATGATATATTTGAGGATCGGCTTTTTGTTTGGATACCTTAGTTTCCCCTGATGGGTTGACTCTCACAGAATTACCTGAAATTGGTTCATGGGATTTATCAAAATCAGGTGAATGAATAAAAGAAAAGGATCCTTTATCGGCACCAGTATACCCATACCTAACAATATTATATTTGTGGTCGGAATGCTTTTTAGATAAAGTATTTTTTGCCTTATCTAATTCTTCTTTAGGAATTCTAGGGTGGTTATCTGCATAGTCTTTATGCAGATAAACCGAGCCACCAATTTCTTTTCCTACTTTTTCTTCTGATAAAAAACCTTTAAAGGATTTCAATTGCTTTTTGTCTTAAAAGATTTACTAAGCAATTAGACCAGGCTTATATACAGTCTTGCCATTTTCTTTCATAGCTGTCATCGCTTGCTTCTTCAAGT